TTAACATATCCAAATAATTCTGTACTTACAAAAACTGAAGCACAAACATTAGCAAATGGTGAATTATTCACCGAATAAATAAATGATAAAGATGGTAACTCCTACTAAAGTAGATTGCAGTATATGCACACAAGAAATAGCCTTAATACAAAAAGACATAGAAATGTTAAGAGAAGATATTAAAGAATTAAATGAAAAAATGGATAGACTAATGATCAAATTGCTTGATCCAGATTCTGGTTTAGTTGTTAAGGTTAATAAAAATACAGAAAGATTAGATAAAAGAGATAAAGATTTACCTAATTGGTTAAATGATTTAAAAAGCTTTCATTTAATGAAAAAATGGAAAAATAATGTTACAAAAGCATTATGGGTTTTATACGCAGCTATAATTGGTTGGATAGCTAAAAATATATTTTGGTAATAGAATGGGAATATGGAGTAAAATATTTAGTACAGGCGCTACAGAACTTGTAGAAGGTGTGGGTGATGTAATAGATGAATTACACACATCAAAAGAAGAGAAGTTAGCGGCTGAATTAAAAATAAAAGAGCTAGTTTCTACTTATGAAGTAGAAATGGAAAAGCAGTTAACTAGTCGTTGGACTGTAGATATGCAATCTGATTCTTGGCTGGCAAAAAATATAAGACCAATGACTTTAGCATTTCTAGTTGTATCTACAGTGTTAATGATATTTATTGATGCTGGTACAATTAATTTTACTGTAGAAGAAAAATGGACAGACTTATTACAAATAGTACTAATAACTGTAATTGGAGCTTACTTTGGAGGGAGGTCTCTTGAAAAAGTTAAAAAGTAATGGAACATTTTAAAAAAGAATTAGAAAGGGATGAAGAAGAATTATATCGTGAAGCAATGACTAATGCTTATTTACTAATTACTGATAAACTAACTTTTGATGAGTTATTTGAATATAATGGATGTTATTTACCTTACAATCCTAAATCAGATAATATCAGTGATGATACTTTTAATGATTTAATAGATTATTTTTGTGAACTAGAAGAATATGAAAAGTGTGAAGAGATAAAAAAAATAAAAAATTCTATAGATAGTAAGGAATAATTTCTTAATTTTGTAAAAAAAATAAAACAATGGCAAAAAATTATACATTTAACGCAAGTATAAATTGTTCAGCTACTTCAAGTACTGGATATTCACAATCACAATCTGGAGCTTTTAGTTTAAACATTACAGGTATTGATCAAGTACAAACAGGTAGGTTGGATATAGCGACTGGAGGAACCAATATTATGGAAGCCCCAACTTATGGTAAGGTGGTATATGTAAGAAATCTTGATGACACAAATTTTGTAACAGTAAGTTTGTTAGATGATGCTGATAATGCTATAGCTATATTAGAGCCAGGAGAATGGTTTTTTACTATTCTTAGAGATACTAACGTTATAGATGCTATTGCAGATACGGCAGCAGTAACTGTAGAGTATTTTGCAGTGGAAATAGATTCAAACGCATAATTAATAATATAAAAAAGAATAGATATGGCAACAATGTCAACAGCATTTACAGCTTCAGGAAATTTTACATTAACAGATGAGAACGGTGTAGTTGTATTTACATATTCACCATCTTTTACTTCTACATCTAATACAACAGCTCAAACTCTTTATACAGGAGAGCATTTAGCTCAAAGTGGTGGTAGTGAATTAGCACTAACAGATGTAAATGATGATAGAGTATATGTATTTATTAAAAATGTAGATACAGATTATCCCGTAGAAGTAGAAGCTAGCGAATCTGAAGGCTCTGCTTTAGAAATGGCAGATTTAAAACCAGGAGAATGTTTTTTTACTCCTATGGAGTTAAATAGTGATGCTAGTGGTAGTAGCATTAAAGTAACTGCATCAACTGCAGATCAAAAAGTTCAATATTTAATTAATGATGCTATAGATAACTAATAGTCATGAAACTTAAGGTTTTAAGATTTAGTAGCCAGGAGGACTCAACTTCTGGTTTACTTTTTGAAGAAAACGATTTAGGATTAAAATTCTTATGTTATACATTAGAAGATGAGCGTAGAGCTTTAAAAGTTAGAGGAGAAACTAGAGTACCTGCTGGAATATATAATTTAGCACTACGAAAAGAAGGCGGTTTTCATAAAAGATATAAAGGAAAGTATGGCGCTTGGCATAGAGGAATGCTTCATGTAACTGATGTTCCAGGATTTCAGTGGATCCTCATCCATACAGGAAATACCGATGAACATACCGCAGGCTGTTTGCTTGTAGGAGATTCACAAGAAAACAATATAGTTATTAAAGATGGCTTTGTAGGTAAATCTGTAAATGCTTATAAACGTGTATATTCATCTATCGCAAGAAGCATAGAAAAAGGTAATGAAGTTACAATAGAGTATATAGATTTAGATTCCAATGAATAATGTTCAAATGGTTAAATAAAATAAGATTAAAAGGTCTACCAACAAAGACAGATAATAATGTTTTAGTTGTAGATAATAATGGAGATATTGGTATAAATACTAATTTACACAAAGCATATCATGGTTATACAAAAATTTGGATACTACCTTCTGATTTTGTATCTGATAAAGGAAATTTAATATACGATACTGGAGGAGTAATAGATAAAACAGCAGATGCTGTTATTTACGCTCATGTTTTAATTCCATTTGGAGCAACAGCAACAGCTGTAACTACATATGGTAGCGGAAATGATGCAGCAGTTATTGTATATGCAAAAAATCCAAATGTAGCAACAGAAACGAGTAAAGGTACTGGCAACTTAGGAGAAGAAATAAATATAGTAGATGTGTCCACTGAAGATGATACTGGAACATATCTAGCAATTAAAATAACTCCTGGTGATCAAGATGCAGACAGAATCTATGGAGGACATGTAACATTATCATAAATAAAAAATATGCCTTTAATTAAAGATAAATATAGTAAATCATCAAAAAGTAGATCTAGATATATTGTAGATAGAAAAATAGTTACAACTCCAATGGCAGTATCGCCATATAAAACTACAGAACAAAAATTATCTGATGCTGCTACTGCAAGAAGAATTGAAAAAGATATAACAACTCCGAAAACAAATCTAAAAACAGATACAATAAATACAAGAGATGATGTAAACAATATTTCTGGGAGGATACTATCTACAGTAAATATAGTAGAAAATATATTTACTTTAGATACTGGATCTACTCTAAAAGATATAGTCATAAACCATTATCATGAATCAGGAACTTCGTCTGTAATGAGTTTACATTGGAGTTTTAAATCTATAGAGGATTTAACTTTTACAGTTTCAACAGGTGTGATAACAGCTGTTACAGGAGGCAACATCTTTAGATTATTTACAGATACTTTTGCAAGTTCAACCACATTAAGCTTGGGTAATAATGGATTATTTAATACTTTTGAAAATGTAAATAAACCTATATACTTCTATGCGGTATGTAGTGTTTTAGGGCCTACATTAACAATAGTAAAAAAATAATGATTAACATTTCAAGTAAGTATAATATTCCTATTTGGTTATCAGATTGGACCTTTAAGGACTCTAAGGGACTTAAATATACTATTGAAGATATAGTAGTTAAAGGAAAAAACAAAGGAGAAATATTTTTAAATAAAGATACTGTTAGTAAAGTTGTTAGAAAATTAATTGGTAGTTGTAAAAAACACACACTTAAAGCCACTAATTTAGTCCTTAAAAGCCAACATGGTTATGGGATTAAGGAATAACCAACACTTTATAATATGTCATTAAACGATCAAATCAAAAAACACCTTTTAGCAAATCAACACTTAATGTGTAGTAAATACGCAGATACAGCTAAAAAATTTGGAACTAATTATGAACAAATTAGAAATATTGCAAGACGATTAAGATCAAAAAATCCAAGTGTAGAGCCAGGGGAAAAAGAAGTTATTAATTTTCAAGAAATAAAAGACGAAGCTATATTAACAGCAGAAAACTGTACAAGAGTTAAATCTTTAAAAGATTTACTAGCGTCTTGTAAAGTAGACCTAGACGAATGGGAAGTAGATAAGTATGATATTGGAACTTACGAAGTAACAGGATTTGATAATGATAGAAAACCCATTACTGTTACTATGTTTAGAACAAAAGCTTGGCTAAAAAGAATCAAACCAGAGCTTAACCTAAAACAAATTAAAGAACAACTTATAGAAGACTTACGTAATTTATCCCCAAGAGTTTTAAAAATTAAAAGAGAAAGACCTAATGATCGAAATGATTTACATCTTTTAGAAATATCAGCATTTGATTTACATTTAGGTAAGATAGGTATTAAAGGAGACGAATATAACCTCGATATAGCCGAAGAACGTCTTTTTAGCGCTATAGAGCATCTTTTATATCGTGCCCAAGGGTACTATATAGATAAGATACTATTTATTGTAGGAAATGATTTATTGAATTCTGATGGCGACTGGCCCATACCAACTACGACTAAAGGAACTCCACAATTTAATAACGAGTATCATATAAATATGTATAGAACAGCGAGAAGGCTAATGATTAAAGCTATTGATATGCTATCTGAAATAGCGGACATACATGTAATGGTAGTACCAGGAAACCATGACAGAGAATCTGTCATGCACCTAGGAGATTGTCTTCAATTATATTATGAAAACAATGAAAATATTAAAGTTGATAATAATGACTGCTTAATGAAGGCCTTACCTTATGGTAACAATTTAATTGTATCAGATCACGGTGATGGTCCTAAAACAGCAGATCTTCCAGGTATTATTTCTCAGAGATTTAAGAACATGTGGAGTAATGTGGATTATGTAGAAATACATAGAGGTCACTTCCACGCTAACAAAGCCATGAAGCTGCAGGCTATAGAAGAACTTAATGGAATAACCGTTAGAAACTTATCATCTATGTCTGCAACTGATTATTGGCACGATGCTAAAGGATTTATAGGGAACATTAAAAAAGCCCAAGCTTTTATTTATAGTAGACAAAACGGTTTACAAGGAATACTTAATTATAATGTAAAAGTATGAAAACGTTTGCAGATAAAGAAACAACAGATAAAAGATGGGAAATATGTAAGAAATGTGAACATCTTACTAAGCTTACAAAACAATGTAAAAAATGTAGTTGTTTTATGAAACTAAAAACGAAATTGGAAAACATTACCTGTCCAGATAATCCTCCTAGATGGTAGTTTTGAAGGCCATATAACTACAATATTATTCATTTAAAATCGGATCTCTTGTTGCCTTATCATTTTCTAATATTTTAATTAAAGCATTCTTATTATGTAAAGGTCTTGAATTCTCGCCTTTATGTAAATTAAGAGAATAATATTCAGAAGGTTTATAAATTTGTTTTACTTCTTTAACTAGGCCTTTTTTATTATATTTTACCACCCAACGTGTATCTGTGTGATTCTTACTTCTCTTTAAAAATTCTAAATAACTCATAATTTCTTCTTTTAAATTTGTCACCAGTTATAAGGCAAATATAGGTATTTTTCTCTGTGAAAAATCTTCTTTTGCATTTTTTATTATGAAGACCAATCAAATGTTTTAACCACTTGATTTTCTTTTTAATACGCTTCATAATCATCATCTTCATATACATTTATATATGAATCTAATAACGCATTTTTAGAATCTAATTCTTTTTCTAAGTGATTTTGATTTTTGAGCATTATGCAAAACATCCAAAACGCTCCTAAAACTCCTCCTGTCCCGAAGGAAACCCCTATTATTATTAAAGGCTGTATTATATGTATGTATTCCATTTATTTTTTATTTAAGTTATCTAATTCAAATTCCAAATGTGCAATTGCTTTTTTAATACAATCAACAGGAGTATCGTGTTTACGATTAGCACGCAATAAATAAGTTACTGCTGTGCCAATATTATAAGTTAGTTCAAAATCTTCTATAACTTTACGAGCTTCGTATTTGTGGTATTTCCCAATGTAATAACTTGGTATTCTTTCATCATATGAAGTGTCAGTAACGTATCCGTTTCTGCCTACTTCCCAATAATATTTAGAGTATTTATTTTCCTTGTCCACGATATTTCTTTTTATAGGAATTTTGACCACGGGAGGCATTCTTAGAATGCACTCCTGGTCTTTTCTTTTGAGGATTAACTCTGTGTATAAATTGCTTTATAGCCATTATTTAGATTCTTTTATATTATCAAAATTTATTTTTAATGTGGCTGTATGACTAAGTATTGTATTCATATAAAAATATGTATATTCATCCAATAGTTTATCTTCTACTTTACTTAATAATTCTTTTCTTAATTCTTTTAATTGTTCTTCAGGGGCGGGTTTTTCTTTTTCCATTCTAGTCTAATTTAGTTTTAAAGTGATCAATTATTTTATTCATCTGTCTTTTGTAGAATAAATCAAAATCTACATATTCCATTTCACCATCCCCATTCATGGTTTTAGGCTGTGTTTTTTCCCAAAGCTTATAGAGTACTCCTCTCATTCTCTGACTAGGAGTTTTCTCACTAAATTCTGCATTAGTGGTTGCTTTCTCAACTGCATCTATTTGATCTTGATTGATAGGGTTAGTTGATATTAAGACAAAACCAGGCTTCTTGATTAAACTAAAGACGCTTACCATTGTCTCATGGGATAGCTCAGGGGTACCTACGTACACCCTTAAACTACCATCTGCTAAGGTACTAACTTTATCAATACCACCTTCAAATACTACTGAGTTTTTCATTTACTTTGATTTATTATTAGTTGTTTTAATACCCTATCTCTTAATCTATAATCTTCGCTTGTCCTTGTTGCTTTTGAACGACCACCCTCAAAGTTGCACTCTTTTTTTAATTTTCCATACAACAAATTTTTACCCTCATCAACTATGCTTTGAAGTTCAGATTTACTTACGGCTTTTGAATTGAATGG